CCAGGTGTTTGGGAAAAAGTTTTAGATTCTCAAAGAAAGTGGAAGAAATAAGAAAGGAATGATATTAAATGAAAGATGCTATGCAAACTATTTGGCATCAAGGGTATGAAAAAGCCCTTAAAACTATTACATCATTAAGAAATCACTGTGATTTTAAATATGAAAAAGACACAAAAAATGCAAGAAAGGTAATAATTCTAAATGCTGATAAACCATTAGTTAGAAAATATGTACCAGGTCAACCTATAAAAAGAGACCCTGCCAATTCTACCAAACAAGAATTTGAAATGGACCAAATGTATTATTTCAATGTTGGTATGGACCATGTTTATAAAGCTCAAACTGTTCCAGGAGCATTGGAAGCAATTTGCCAAGAAGGTGCTGAATCTTTATCAGCTGAAGGGGATAAATATGTTGCAAAATTAGTTGCTGATGGTGTAACTGCTGGAACTGTTGAAGTTATTGATGGAACTAGCGCTACAAAATCAAATGCTGTTGAAAAATTAGAAGACGCTTTTGTTATTCTATATAGAAATAATGTATCTCAAAATACAGAAGTTTATTCTGAAAATGACCCTGGTTACTTCAGCAAAATTCGTCAAAACTTAACTGAACTTTATACAAATAATGTTGAAATGGCTAAGAAAGGTATTGTTGGTAAATATGGTAATGCTTTAATTACAATTGAAAATCTTTTACCAAAATTAGAACCAAAATATGCAGTAACTTCTGATACAGATATCGTTGAAGGAAAGGTTTATTATACTAGAAGTGGAGAAGCTAGTGCTTATGTTTATACAGAAGTTACATCTCCAGCTAAGGCTAGTTTAAGTTCTTATTACGAAATCAGCGGTTATGGAAAAGTTCTTAACTTCTTAAGAACTAAAAAGGCTGTTGCGTTTGCAGAACAAATTGAAACAGTAAAAAATTATGAAGTTCAAGATGGATTTGAAACAGCTCAAAAAGCATTATACGTATATGGTGGTTTATTAGTTAGACCTAAAGAAGTTGTTTGTATCAAAACAAGTATGTAATAGTTGGGAGGAAACTCCCTTTTTTCGTGTGTTTAGTAACAAAGTGTTAGTGCAATTCTAACAGACACGACCTAGGAGGAAATTATGGAAAAAGTTGAATATTACACATTAAGACCAAGTTTAAAACAATATTTTGGTAGAAAGGTAAATAAATCGTTAACATTTGATGAATGGACTGAAGATAAGAAAGTACATCAAACTTTAAAAGATTTAGAACTTATAACTGAAATACATGATGAAAGAAAAGCAAAAATGTTAGTATTGGGAAAAGAAGAAACAATTACTACAGAAGAAATTAGTACTATAAAACAAAAATTAGTTACAGGAGTAGTTTTAATTTGGGATGAAAGTCAAGGCTATGTAATACCACCATACGAAATGGTAACATTAGACGAAGTTCAAACTGATTTAAAAGCTATGAAAGAAGCCTATTCAGAGGTGGAAAATGACAGCAAGAGAAATAAAAATTAAAACATTTAGTTTGATTGAAGAGTTATATCCGGAATTAAATGGTTTAGCTGATGATGAAGATATTTTAAAAAAAATTAATGGGATAATCAACAGTGTTGTTTTTGAATTATCAAGAATAAAAAAAATACCAACTAAATATCAATATAAGGTTAGTATGAACACTGCAAAATTAGCATTAAAAGATATTCCTGACTTTTATCAATTAATTAAAATACCTAGTATAAACTATGAATTAATTGCAGATTATGAAATAGGTTTTGTTTTAAACGGACCGGATGAAGAAATGGTTGATATTTATTATTATAAATTACCTGCAAAGATGAAGATAGAATTTGGAAAAAATGAAGATTCAGACGAATATGATAAAACATTTGAGTTTGATTTATCTGAAGATGCACTTGAAATCGCACCTTATGGAATTGCTGCAGATATACTAAAAAATGATATGATAACAAATTATGGTAAATATTTTAATGAAAGATATCAAACATTGAAAAATGAGTTAGATACTAGAATTACAAATAGTACTGCAATAATAGATGGAGGATTAGATATATAATGGCACTTACAGATATAATTACAAGAAAACATTCTAATTTCCGTGGTGTTGATTTTTCAAATAACGAAGTAAATTCTTCTAGAAGCCCACTAGCACTTAATATGTGGAAAAACTATAAGGATAGCGACTGTATTGAAACAAGACCAGGAATGAAATTGCTAGGTAATTTTGGCAATAAAATTCTTGGTCTTTTTTTCTTTAATAAAGAAGAAAATTTGCATGTTTTACTTCATGTAGGTACGAAACTATTAAAATGGACTAATTATCCAAATAAGCCCGTTCAGACAAGTGAATTATTTACTGGTATGAATATAAAAGAGAGTAGTAGTTTTACTTTTAAAAATACACTATTTATAAAGGATGGATTGAATTATTTAGAATATGATGGAGAAAAGATTTCTAAAGTAGTTGGAACAATTCCAATGACTTCATATTACAAAAACCCAGATGGTTCAACTGCTATAGATAGTGATGCAGATACTGATTTAGTTTATCAAGCAGTTAATTGCTTAACTTCTTTAAGAAGAAATGCTTTTATTGGAGATGGGAAAAGCACTAAATATCAGTTGGATAGTATTGATTTAGACAGTGCGTCTGTGTTTTTAATGGAAGCAGAAGTTGACGGTACAAAATTAATAGAAAATATTGATTTTACTGTTGATAGGGATAAAGGTATTGTTACTTTTAATACTGCTCCAGAAAAAGATAGTAAAGTATATATAATATGTTCTAAAACTGGAAAAAATTATGAAGATAGAATACTAAAATGTAATCTATTATGTGAATTTGATAATAGAATATTCTTTTCTGGTAATCCCGATTATCCTAATGCAGTATTTCATTGTGAATTGAATGACCCAAGATATGTAAGAGATACAGCTTATTATACTTGTGGAATGGATTTATCTAATATTAAGGTAATTATACCAGGTAATGGTGTTTTGTGGGTTTTAAAAGAAATAAATCAAAATTCTAGTAGTTTATATTATTTAACACCAACACTCGATAGCCAATTTGACAAAATTTATCCAAGTGTAAATGGGTCTATTTCACTAGGATGTGTATCTACTGGAATTAATTTTAATGATGATGTGGTATTCTTTTCAAATAAAGGATTAGAAGGCATATCTAATAGTTCTTTATATAGTGAACAAATATTACAACATAGGTCAAGCTTAGTAGATGCTAAAATGTTACAAGAAACAGATTATACTAATGTCAAATTAGCTGAATATAACGGATATTTGATGTGTTTAATTGGTTCACATATATATTTAGCTGATAGCCGTAAAATGTTCCAAAATGGCTCAAATGATACTGAATATGAGTGGTTCTACTGGGAATTACCGAATAATATAACTTTTATTAAAGAATATAGGCAAAAACTTTATTTAGGTAATTCTGCTGGAGATTTATTTGAACTAAAAGGCACAACAGATAATGAAGTAAATATTAATTCATATTGGACCACACCAAAAGATGATTTCGGATATCCAAGTTATTCAAAAACTACAAATAAAAAAGGAAATACAGCTGATGTTAAAATCATGAATAACGATAGCATTCATGTTGATACAATTGTTGATGGTATTTTAAAAGAAAAAAGAGTATTAAGTGATAAAAAAGGATATATTGCCTACAAGATTAAAGATAAAAAATTTAAGAATATACAAATAAAATTTAGTTCAAATAAACCATTTGGGCTTTATTCATGTACAATGCAAGGTTTTATTGCGGGATACATAAAAAGATAGGAGGAAATTATGGAAGATGAAAGATTAGCAAAAATAGAACAAGAAAGACAAAATGCTATAAATAATAGTAATAATACATACAATGATTTGTTAACCGAAAATAAAAATTTATATAATAATCAAAACAAATATGCTGATGATTATGAAAGAATAACTAATGAAAATTTAGATAAACAATTAGCTTTTAATGAAAATAAAATAGAACAACAAAAAGAAGAAACTAGGAAAGCAAAAGAAACAGAAGATAAAAAAGCACTTAATGATTATACTGCATTTATAAATCCATACGGATATCAAGCAGAAAATATGGCTAGTCGTGGATTAAATAGTAGTGGTGTTTCTGAAACATCACAACTAGGTGGTTTTAACACATATCAAAATAGACTAGCTAATTCTAATAAAGTGATGCAAGAAGCTATAACAGAATATGATAATGCTATGGCTGAAGCAAGATTAACAAATGATGTTACTAAAGCGCAAAATGCTTTAAACAAATTACAAATGAAATTACAATACCAAGAAAACTACATGAGTAACAAAAATAATATTACTCAAAATCAATTGTCAAATAATCAAAGTCTTGATAGCGAATATTATAACAGATATCAAACTGAATATAGTAATATTCAAAACGAAAAAAATAGAGCAGAGTCTATAAGACAATGGGAAGCTGAAATGGCTGAAAAACAAAGACAATATAACGAAAGCTTAGCATTACAAAGGGAACAAGACAGACAAAACCAAGCAAATTGGGAAAAGGAATATGTTTTAAGCAAACAAAAATTATATAACAGTTCAGGTGGCGGTAATGATTTAACTGATGGTAGCCCTAACAGTGGTTCAAAAATTTTTGACAATATTAAATCTAGTGGTTATAAAGTTAATTATTTCTTTGGAAATGCCGTTGGGCAAGATGGTTCTGATTTATCTAAACAAGATGTATTAACCGATGGTAAAAAATATTATATCTATGATCAAAGTGAAAATGATTTTATTGATGTTACTGATGATGTTAAATATTGTTTAAAACATAATGTTTCAAAACTTTGGGGAATGTAGGTGGTATTATGGCAATTTCTTATAAAGATTATATAAAAAAATATAATAAGGAAATTCAAAATGCACAAGATAATCTCATAAAACAAAAAGAACAAGAACGTATTAATAATATGTCATCAAAAGAAGCAAAGGTAGAATATAAAAATAAAACATACGAAAAACAAAATGCTATAAATGATTTTAAAAACATTTATAAAAAAAATGACATAGTAGTAAACGATAGTGCTTTAAATCCAACAGCAACACCGATGACTTACCAAAACACCATTGAAAAGGATTATAGTAAAAGAATCAATCCGAATCCACGATTAGAACTGATTGAAAAACAGAAGAAATCATTGGAAAACTATGATAAATTTAATGAATTTAATGAGAAAAATAAAGAATTAGTCAATGAAAAAAAGCAAAAAGTTATTAAAAAATATAACGAAACAGCTCAAGCTTTTAGTACTTATCAGCAAAAAAAATTAGATGAAGATAATATTGGAATTTATGATAAAACATTAGGGAGAATAATTGGAGGCATGACGTCTCCGTTTTCTCAATTTGCCGGAGAACAAGCAATTAATGAAAAAGGGGATTTATATTATCTTCCGTCATACAATGATTTAAAACAACAAAAAGTTCTTGACAGTTACGGTAATTCGTTTTTAGGTAAAGTAGCTAAAGTAGGTACAAGTGCATTATATGAGGGTGGAAAACTTGTGACTTCTGCTGTTTTAAATAAACTTGCACCAGGACTAGGAACGACTTCATATTTTTCCGATATGTATACTAAACAATTGAATCAAGCAGTTTCAGAAGGATATAGTGAAGGCAGGTCTTTAGCCTATGCATCTTTATCAACAGCTACCGAATTTGCTACTGAAAAGTTATTAGGTGGTACAACTAAGTTTATTTTTGGAGGAAATGCTTCATCTAAATTAAGTAAGAATATAAGTGTGGCATTATCAAAAACATTTACAAAAAATCCTAGATTAGTAAATGCCATTGCAAATGCAATTTCAGAAGGTGGAGAAGAATTTTTACAAGAGTTTATAGATGTTTTTAGTAGAAATATAACTCTTGGAGAAAAAGAAAATCCGTTTACAATGGAAATTTTAGAAAATGCAATTTATTCTGGTGCAGTTGGAGCATTAACTGGTGCTTTTAGTGGGGCTACTGATAGCAATGATTACTTTAAATTAAAAAAGCAACGAAAAGAATACGTTGATAATGTTGCAAAGTTGCCAACATCAAATAACGATGGTAAAAACACTAAAATAGATTTAGAAAATAAATTACCTTCAGTTAACTACAATACTGAAACGGATATTGATAGTAGACTAAATGAATTAAGAAATAATTCTATTGAAAATAAAAAACAAAAATCTCTTGAAACAAAAATTAATAATATAGAAAATTCTATAACTGAATTAGAAAATAATAGAATTGAAGAAAATAATATCGGTAATTATCCTGTAAATATAGTAAATAGAAAAGATGAAAAACAAAGCATTAATACGAACAACAAAACATCATTATTAAATGTTGATGAACAAAGAGAACTTGATACATTATTGAATACACCTTTTGAATTAAGTGACATTGATAATAAAAGAATAGAATATTTGCAAAATAAAGCTGATGGCAAAATTAAGTATCCTGAATTAGAAGGGAAAACTGCTTATGAAAACATAAAGATGGAGTATGCAAAGTATAAAAACTTATCAGATTTTGATAATAGTCTATTAACTGATGCCAAGAATTTAGTAAGTGGGTATCATAATACTGAAAGGCGTACTAAAGACCAATGGCTGTTTATTGCTAATCAGATTGGAGAAAAATTTAGCGGTTCTGCTGAAGAATTAAAAAAATATGCTATTCAATCATGGTTTTATGAAAAACCAAATTCTAAAGATAGTTTAAACAGACAAGGTTCTAAATATGTTGACTTTCAAATATCAGAATGGCTTAGCGCTATATATAATGGGGCTGGTGTAGGTAAAGTTATTAATAATCCAAGTATAAAAGATGTAAATAAGACAACAGAATTATATGTAAATGGTAGAGATAATGTTCAAAGCAATAAAATGATACCTACAGCTAACGATATAAAATTAACAAAAGGAAATATCCCTATAAATGAAAATTTGTTAAATAAATATTCGAATGTTAAGGACATTTTTAGTAATGAAAGAAATAATTATGATGGAAATGTTAATGTTAAAAGCGAAATATCAGAATTAAAATATTTTGATATTGACAATACAAATATTACTGATTTAAAAAAAATGGCAAATGATATTTTTATTAAATACAATCAAAAAAATATATTTGAAAATAATGGCAATAAAATCGTTGTAAATAAATCTGGTATTAATGAAAGTATAGAAAAGATATATAATAATAGAAAACAAAGAAATTTAGCGAAGGAACATTTATTAGTTTTTTCTGATTTAGGCGATATTATTGAAAATGCTACTTTAGTTAATCAAACTCCAGAATTAAAAAATAGAGAAAATATTAAACTTTGGAATTATTATTTTGATGGTTTGAAAATCAATGGAGAACTATATCATTTAGAATTTGATGTTCGTTCAATGGCTTCTGGAGAAAATCAATATAGAGTTCAAAGATTAGAAAAGAGCACAAAAAAAACAGGTGACTACGATGGGGATACTAGTAATAAAACTAGCGTCTTGCCACCTTACAGTCAACCTGTTTCTTATGACAATAATATACCGCAATTTGAACAAAATGTCAAATCAGATATATCTAATGATAGTATACGCGAAGATAATGATGTTATTCCATTAAAAAAAGATGTTGATAAAAGTACTAATATCCCATTAGCAAAAAGTAATGCCACCCTTAAAATAAGAGCAGAAAAGATAGCTAAATCTATAAATGGGGAAAAGCCAATAGATGTTCCAATTGGAAAAGAGCTCCGCTCATGGAGTGAAACATCAACTGAATCTGATATTCTAAAAGATTTTGTATCTATAAAAGATATGGATATGGATAAAATAACTTATACTCCAATTTCAAATAAGAAAACATTAGAAAGTGCAAAAGCAAAAACATCTTCAATGTCTTATGAAGAAGGCATAAATTATATCAATGCTAAAATGAATGACTCTAAAGTTGATTTAACTGATTTAGCTGTTATAGACCAATTATTAATGGAAGCTAAAAAACGTGGAGACAAGAAAAATGCCACAGACCTAATAATGAATAAAACAATATTGGGTACTGAACTAGGTCAAATGGTTCAACAATATAGCATGATTGGCAGAATGACTCCTGAAGGACAATTACTAATGTTTCAAAAAATTGTTAACAGAGCAAAGTCAACTGGAGATAAATCTTTCGAGGGGGTTACTATAACTCCAGAAATGGTTGAAACTATTTTAAATACATATAAATCAGATGGAACTTATACTCAAGAGGATTTAGATGCTAATGTAGAGAAATTTAAAAGCCAAATTGCTGAACAAATGAAATCTACTACTGCTGATAAAATCAACGGTTGGAGATATTTATCTATGCTTGGTAATCCTAAGACTCATATAAGAAATATTGTATCAAATGTTGCTATGAAATACACTATGAAAGTGAAAAATATTCAAGCGAGAGTTTTAGAAACATTATTTATTAAAGATAGTAAAGACAGAACTAGAACATTCAAAAAAGCTAGTCAAGATGTTATTGATTTTGTTGATAAAACTACAACAGAAATGAAAAGTATTATTCAAGGAGAAGGAAAGTATAGCATAAAGAATCAATTGCAAATGGAAAAAGCAACCTTTAATAATAAAACACTAGAAAAAATATCGAAATTTAATAGTGATGCGTTGTCATGGGAAGACTGGTTATTTAGTAAAAGTGCTTTTCAAAGTAGTTTAAAAGAATATCTTACCGCTAAGGGAATTACAACTAAAGAACAAATTAATAGTAATCCGGAGTTAATAGAACAAGCAAAATTATATGCGGTTGAACAAGCAGAACTTGCAACGTTTAGACAATATTCTAAAGTTGCAAGTTATATTCAAAAAATAGAAAATACAAATACTGCTAGTAAATTAGCGATAGGTGCCACAATTCCATTTAAAAAGACTCCGATAAATGTCGCTAAAACAGGTGTTAAGTATTCTCCAATTGGTTTAATTAAAAACTTGTCTTACGATATAGTACAATTAAAAAATGGTAATATTAACGCTAGTCAATTTATTGATAATTTATCTCAAGGCTTAACAGGAACGTCTTTAGTTTTAATGGGCTATGCACTTGCAAAAGCTGGATTTATTACAGGGGCAGAAGATGATGATAAAGAAGGCAAATATGATAGTCAACTTGGAAATCAAGGGTATGCTTTAAAATTGGGCAATAATACTTATTCATTAAGCTGGTTATCTCCTGTAGCTATGCCAATTTTGACCGGTGCAAATGCATATAAAGAATTGGAAGAAAATGAGGATTGGGATGCAAATATAGTAATTGATACTTTAGCTAAAACTTTGGACCCTGTTTCTGAGATGTCATTTATTTCTGGATTAACAGATGTTTTGAGCAGTTATCAACAAGGTAGTATGCAAATGGTATCTAGTATGGTGCAAAATGCGACTAGCAGTTATGTTTTACAATTCTTCCCAACCTTATTTAGTCAGATAGCATCCACATTTGAATGATAAAATCAGAAGCACAGCTGTTAATAGAGATTCTAGTTTTAAATTTGCAAATAAACTTGTGAAACAAATGATGTATAAGATTCCAGGTCTAAGAAATACTTTGCCCGTATCAACGGACATTTGGGGAGAAGAAAAAAAACAATCTGATAGTATTTTGGAGAGAGCTTTCAATAATTTTATCGCTCCATATTCGAAAAGAGAAATAAAGACTACTAGTCTAGATAATGAACTTAAAAGAGTATATAAAGAAACTGGAAACACTTCTGTAGTTCCAGGGGTACCACAAGGATACGTAAAATACAAAAATGAAAACTATAATATGAATAGTAATGAATATACTTCTTATAAAAAGACTTATGGCCAAACTGCCAGCAAGTATCTAAATAATTTAGTTTCTAATTCCACATATAAAAATGCTGATGATGAAACTAAAGCAAAAATGATAAAAGAAATATATGGATATTCAAAAGCACTTGCTAATGAAAAGTTTTTTAATGATAGAGATATAAATTATTCTTCAAATGATTTAAAGGAAATAAACAAATTGAAAGAGTTAAAAATGTCAGATACACAAGTTGCTGAATATGTTGCTTTAAATTCAGAAAGTGCTTCTATTAAAAATAGCAAGGATTTATCAACAGAAGAAAAACATAAAAAAATATGTGATAATCTAATAAAAGCAGATTTAGAAGATAATCAACTTGCTTATTTATATTCAAAATACTATTCTAGTGAGGATACTTTAAATGATATAGTTACTTTAAAAATTCCAACGAAACAATATATTAAATTTGATAGTCAAAATTTTGAAGGAAAATATAATACAAATACTGGTAAAACAATAAATGGTTCTAGGAAAAATGAGGTTATAAATTATGTAAATTCGTTAAATTTGACTATTCCTCAAAAAGCAATTCTAATAAAGTCTAAGTATAATTCTTACGATAATTATAATAATCAAATTATAAATTATGTAAATGCCCTAAATAAATCTGCAAATGATAAAAAGATTTTGTTAAAGAGTATAGGCTTTGATAATTATAATAAAGATATTGTTAATTATATAAATTCTCAAAATATAACAAAATCAGAAAAAGAAAAGAAGTTGAAAAAACTAGGATTTATAATTAGAGATGGGAGAGTGTATTGGTAATGAGTGTTAATGATTTTAAAAAAGCACTAACAGCTGAAGATGTCATCAGAAGATATAATTTAAACAATTTATCCTCTGATAGAAAAAAGATAAAGCAAAATGCTGAAACTTTGGTGAAAACTGATAAAGAA